GGCATTACCGATGCCGCACAGTTGGAAAATTACATCCGACAATTTAATTCTCAAAAGGAAGGATATCTATGAAAACAGTCTTAAACTCAATCTGGTCAGTGCTTGTGTCGTTTGGCGAAGCACGTTATGCGGCTAGTCTTGCTCGCCAAGGCAGAATCGCTGAAGCCAAAGCTGTCTACGGATCTTAATAAATATTGGCATGAACTTAGTGTATATTCACGGGGCCAATGCCACTAGCGAGAGCTTCAACTATATTAAAAGTAAGCTGGGCGGTGGCCTAGACCTTAACTACGACAGTCGAAACGGTTTTGAAAACAACCTAAAAGACATGCAGTCAACTTTGAGTAACCACACTGACATAGTGTTCATTGCTCATAGCCTAGGCGGCATTTACAGTCTGCATTTGGCCAACACACTGCCTATGAGTGTTAAGGGTGCTGTTACACTGAGCACACCATATGGTGGTGCTGAAGTAGCGGACTATGCCCAATACTTTTTACCATTCAGCAGACTCATGCGTGACATTGGTCCTAGCAGTTGGGTTATGAAGCAGGCAAGAAATATCAAAATACAGCATCCTTGGACTAATATTGTTACTGTAAAAGGACAAAGTCCGTTTATGTCAGAACATAACGATGGAGTAGTTACTATCGCTAGTCAAAAGCATCACGAGGATATGGAGTTGATAGAAGTAGATTATAACCACTATGAAGTTGTTTTAGCTGAACCAGTGATTAAAATCATTAAAGAACGATTAAAAAAGTTCGGAAAATAGTTGCTTTTATTTGTAAAAGCATATATAATAGTAACATAGAGAAAAAGAAGTATCTATGTTAACACAGACATTACACACAGGAGATTATTATGTCATTCGAAACACCAAAACTACCAGAAGTTAAATTCAACAAAAACGGATACGAAATCCGTGCAGACATCCTAGCATTAGCCAAAGATGCTGTCCAAGCAGAGTACAGCTACAAGTTCCAAGGTTGGGAAATGTCAGCTGCCAAAGATGAAAAGACAGGCAAGTTGGTTACCACAGTTGGTATGCCAGAGTTTCCAGGAATCGATAAGGTTCTAGAAGCGGCTGAGAAAATGTACGGCTTTGTTAATCAAAGCACAAAGAAATAATATAAAATAACGATACGGGCATAGCCTTACTATAAAAAGAAAAACACTTTCGGGTGTTTTTTCTTTGGCTCTGTGTCAACTTATTCATGAGCTACCGCGTTATATATATGTAGGGGTAGAAATTCCTACTTAACCAAAAAGGACATATCATGAAATTGATCGTAACTCTAATCGCCGCAATGTTTGCCGCAACTGTATTCGCCGCTGAGCCAGCTAAGCCAGCAACTCCTGCACCAGCAGCCGCTCCTGCCGCAACAGCAAGTGCTCCAGCACCAGTTAAAGCTGAAGTTAAGAAGGACGAAAAGAAGCCTGCAAAAAGTGACAGTGCAAAGAAGGACGCACCTAAAGCAGACGCAAAGCCTGCTACACCAGCAAAGTAAGTTTGATTTAGACGATAGTGACCTCATAATAGACGATGAGGTCACATTTGGCCGTAATCGAAAATCTCAAGAGTTTGGTAAGGTAGTTGAAGATGACTTATCGGACTATGTAAAGTTTAGATTATGGCTAGCCCGTCAACTTGCTATGAGAGCATATGAAAAAGCCCACGCATAAGTGGGCTTTTTTGTGACTGTAGTTATTAGTCGTCCGACTTACCACACTTGGCACGTTTGGCCTTGGTCAAGTCGCCGTAGTTCACGGGCCATTCTTGTCCAGGCTGTACTTCAATAGCACCTTGTGGGAACTTGTATTGTACTCCAGCTTCTTTCATAATGTCAGCAACAGGCTTACGGAACTTAGTTAAGTCGTTGCCCAGGTTAACATATGGCTTAGTATGTGGGAATGCCCAGCCAGCGATTTGTTTTGTATTGTTGTTGATTACAATCTTGTAGTAACCATGTGGAACAATAACTCCTGCACCGATAGTAGGATCACCGGCGCCATAGAATGCTCCAACGAATATAGTATAGCTTTGGTTGGTTTGTACTGCCCACCCTCTGATGGATGTCTCTAACAACTTCCATATTCCACGATTTAAACTTCCATGTTGCGGATACATGTTTGTCATTAAAAAACTTTCATATTCGACAATCTCACTCCACGACAAGTCGCCATCTGGTGCGGCATGTCCTTTGTCGTAACCTGTACCAGCATAGTCATCTGGGCGAGCACCACCAGGTACTGATTTGTCTGCTACAAAAGCATTAGTACGTGGCCAGCAACCTAAGGCGTTTTGTGGTAGTAATGTATAGGCAACATATACAGGAATCTTTACAGGAGCATCATATGCTACCAAATATGCTTCTCTGCAAATAGGTTGTGCTGGACGAGCTGTTTGTGCAAATCCGTATGGGCTATGTACTTGACATGCTTGTGGCGGTAGTGGAGCTCGTTGCTCCCAGGCTTGTGCTAGTCCTGCTGTAACAAGCAGAACTAATGCTAATAATCTTTTCATTGTAGTACCTCTTTTAAGTACTACTATTTATTGCCAAGCTACCATTTTAAAACGTTCACGAGGTATGCCAAAGTAGTCACACTTCCAGTGACTCTGTGCAAAAAAGTCTAAGTGATGCCATTGTTCCTTATGTGCTAGTATTTGCTTGGCGGCATCAGACCAATCCATAGCTAATAGCACAGGTTCTACTTGTGTTCTTACCTGCTCTACTTCTTCATAGACAAAGCTATCCCACTCCCAGTGTAGAACTTCAAAAGCATTGCCCTCACGATCAGCATAGTCCATAGAGAAGTCTAAGCCCCATTTGGGACGTAGTGCTATGATCTTGTTGACTAGGGGTAGTGTCTTTGCCCAATGATTAAGTTCTATTAGAGCTTGCCCTGTATAGCCCTTACGTTCAAATAGTAAACTGTGGTTAAGGTGTGCGCCCTCTATTGCGGGCAGTTCTGTAAACCAATCTTGTTTAAGGGCACGAAGATGTTCACGGTGCTTTTTGGGCTTGACTCTATTGCCGTAGGCAAAGTGTTGTTCTAGGGGAGTAAGATCGTAACCGTTTTGATCAAATAGATCAAGGTCTTCTGTTGTGGGTTGATAAAGCAGTTTTTCTATGGGCTTGTCCCAGTAACCGTTTGAGTCAAACTTATTATCACTGATTGATAACATGTTACTGTAGTTTTAGCCCATTATGATTGCGGCTACGAACGCATCTTCTTGTGTGATGCCGGCTGCTCCAATATCTGTAGCAGGTACCCATTTAGTGCCATTGTATTTTAATACTTGACCAACCGTGGGCGGCGTTGTTAAGTCAATATCTGTTAGAATGCTAAGAGTTGGACTAGTCCAACTTAGTACTCCGTTACTATCCGTTGATAAAAGTTGACCGGTTGTTCCGCCTGATGGAAAAGACTGTAGTGTTACTATTGATTCTACACTTGCTACAGATTTCTTAAGGTATATTCGGCCGTCATAGGTGTTTAAGGCCAGTTCACCTAGTGCTAAGTCACCTGTTGCTGGTACCCTGCCCGCAACCGCGCTTCGTTTGAGTTTGACGACATTTGCCGCTGTAGCCATGTGGCATCCTATGTAAATCCGCTATGTAGCGAGGAAATCTGTGCGAGTATATACCCACACAGTATTTATATTTTAATAGGATCCGCCGTCTAGATCGGCCCAAACAGGTAACCCTTCTTGTAGCTGTAGGGTTTGTCCATTTGTACCAGCTGTTAACTTACTTAAAGTGTTGGCTGCGCTGGCATACAGTAAATCACCCTTTGCATAACTACTCTGCCCAGTTCCACCGTAGGCATAAGTTATCACGTTAGCTTGCCATGTACCAGTTGCAACTGTGCCAAGTGTGGTGATTGTGTTTTGACCAACATATGTACTGGCAATATCAACTGCATTGGCAGTAACACTAATCCTATCAGCAGTACCGACCACATCTAATACACCATTAGTGTATGTTAAACCGTTGCCTGCTACTGTGCTTGCTAACTGTACATTATCACCTGATATTTCAATACCGTTAGCAACGTTTACGTCCAGTGTGTTTCCAGTTTTACTTAGACCGGCGCCAGCTGTGATCTGTCCAGCACCACTGAACTGTACAAATGATAAAGCTGTGGTTCCAACAGTAATGGCGCCATCTGTAGTCAGTACCCATCCGCTGTCAGCATTTGTTGTGCCTTCTTCAACAAAGGTAAACATTCCACTAGTAACTTCTACCCCAGGAGCATTGTCGCAATCTTCTGCACGAGTCCATGAGCCACTTGCAACAACGTAAATACCGTTGTCTTCACCTGTTGTTTGATTCTTGACTAACACACGGTTGCCAACTGCTAGAGCAATACCGTCAACAGTTTGCGTATTAGTCAGTGTGATATTGGCAGTAGTTGCCACACGTACAGATGCTTTGACATCCAATCCTGAACGAGTAGCATCTACATAGGCTTTAGTTGCCGCATCTTGTGCACCAGTTGGGTCTGCTAAGTTAGTGATTCTAGCACTGCTGGCATTGATAGTACCTGTACCGTTTGGATCAAATACAATGTCGCCGTCTGTGTTGGTACTACTGATAGTGTTACCAGTAACACGAATATTGTTAACATCAACTTGAGTTAGGCCAGCTAGAGTGGTACTGCTTGCACCTAAGCTGATGTCAGTAGTACCAACTGTTACTTTGCTGTTTACTAGTTGTGTGTTGGTAACGCCGCCAGATTTAATAGTTACATCTGCGGCAGTTACTGTGAAGCTAGCTGTGTTGAATGTAGCAACACCTTTTTGTGATGATGTTGCGTCGCTTGCTGTAACTGTTACTGTACTGCCTGTGGCACTTGTTATAATACCCTGTGCGCTAGTACCAGCAACTTTAAATGAGTTAGTAGCCGGAGTAGCTGTACCTGTATCACCTGTTACTGACTGTGCAACGTCTGCTTTAAGAGCAACGTCACCCGACGTAACTACAAATCCACTGGTATTAAATGTTGCAACACCTTTTACGCTTGATGTAGCTGTGGCTACGCTGATTGCCACTTGGTTATCTGTTACTGCTGTGCTGATTGCTCCGCTACCAGTGATAGTTAATGTATCACTACTTAACGCAACTCCGTCAGTTCCTGTGTTGCCAGCAACATTAAGCGTGGTGCTTATAGATGCTGTTGTTACTGCTGTAATTAAGCCCTTACCATTAACAGTAATAACTGGTATTGCTGTTGAACTACCAAATGATCCAGTGTTTGTGTTTACTGTGTCTAGGGTAACTGTAATAGTTGTGTCACCTAAGTTGGTCATTGTGGCAAAACCGTCCACATCGCCAGCAATGGTAATAACAGGATCGTTTACATTAAAGTCTAA